ATTGAAACGCTGCCCCAAGGCTTAGACACACCGGTAGGCGAACGGGGCGTGCGGCTTTCCGGCGGCCAGCGCCAACGGCTTTCACTAGCCAGGGCGCTGCTTAAAGACCCGCCTATTTTGGTGCTGGATGAAGCCACCAGCGCAGTGGACAACGAAACCGAAGCGGCCATTCAGCGCTCGCTCAAGCGTATTGCCCATGGCCGCACGGTGATTATGATTGCCCACCGGCTCTCTACCATTGTGCATGCCGATGAGATCGTAGTGATTGAGAAAGGCCAGGTGGCCGAGCGGGGCACCCATTCCAGCCTACTGGCAGCTAACGGCCACTACGCCGCCCAGTGGCGGGTACAAACCGGCGAAGCCCAGGCGGGGGATGTGGAAGCAGTTAGTAGCCTTTAACAACTACCGATTAACTATTACCTATTAACCAGGAGCGCATTGAGGGTGACGGGCACATGCTCGTCAATCTCCTGATAGCCTAGTAATGACATCACGGTGCGCACCGTGGTGTTGGCCATCAGCGCTCGGCCATCCATCGCCATGGGCTCCGCGTGGGTAACGCGTATCTCATTCAGGCCTTCGCGGGTAAACCGCAGTGGCACGGATTCCTGCTGGTTAACCATGTCTGATTGAACGCTAAAGGTCAGCGTCTCAACCAGGGATTCGCCAATATCCAAACCGTCTAACCGCTCTGGTGGCATTTGCGCCTCTAGCGTCACCAGGGTGGTGTTCGCCAGCAAACCTATCCACGGCGGCAACTCACCAAAGCGTTCCAGCACATCCGTTTGGCTGAGTTTTAATGGCAAGCGCAGGGTGCCATCGCTGGAGATATCACCCTGCAGATCGCGCACCTGATGGTGATGAGTTTGCGGTGCTTCGCCGTTCAACTGAGTAATCGATGCCTGCACCCGCGACTGGCCAGGGTCAAGTTGCCAGTCAGCGTGTACGGGCAGCGCCAACAGTAAGGGGAATAGAGCAATCAATGCTTTCACAGAGCGTCTCCGCATAAAGAACTACTCACCAGACTGCCCAATCCCCATAAAGTGCCGTAATGACATCAAGATAGCGCAAAGGGGCTAGCCTCACCCGGCCACATTCGCTATGATATGCACGCTTTTCGGGCCTATAGCTCAGTTGGTTAGAGCAGGGGACTCATAATCCCTTGGTCGTAGGTTCAAGTCCTACTGGGCCCACCATTAAATCAAAGACTTACCCGCCGTAATACCCTCCCTCGTTGTACCTTTTTCCGCCAGTGTCTACAAAGAGTCTACACCCTAGAATTTTGGCCCGTATGTGACGGCTTCCGTCAGGTGGTCAGGAGCTACATGTGCATAACGCATGGTCATTTGTATGGATTGATGACCGAGTATCCTTTGCAGTGTTAATAAGTTGCCGCCGTTCATTATGAAGTGGCTTGCAAAGGTGTGTCGTAGCACGTGAGTTCTCTGTCCTTTTGGCAAGGTAATGCCTGCGTTCTTGATAGCATTCGTAAATGCTTTATAGGCATCACTTGGGAATAACCGTCCGATCTGTGGCCCGTGAGCCTTGATGCGTTGGTAAAGCTCATCTGAAAGCGGTACCGAACGGCTACGGCCATTCTTGGTGTCAACGTATGTGACGCGGCCATCCCTGACCAATTCAGCGCGGAGATATTGGGCTTCACTCCAACGGGCTCCCGTTGCCAAGCATAAGGTTGCTATCAGCGTGACGTGTTTACTACGCGACTGGCCAAGCTGTTCAAATAGCATTTTGATTTGTTCGTGAGTGAGGTAGCTAAGTTCACGTTCGGGCAATCGTATAGCTTTGATAGCGGCAAAGGGGTTATCGCCTTTCCATTCGCCCAGCTGTATAAGGACGTTGAATACGGCCCTTAGATAGGCAACGTCATGGTTAACGGTATTCGGTGAGAGTCCTTGTTCTAGGCGAGATTGGCGGAATTTTGCAACAGTGACAGGACGGATCGTGAAGGCATAGGGGTTACCCATCAGGCCTACGAGCTGATGCAGCTTACCGAGGCGTTTTTGTCCGTCTTTGAGTGTGGCACCGTGCATGTCGTACCAGAGCTGCACTAGCTCCAGTAAGCGTCTGCGGTCTTTTTTCTTCGGTGCGTAGTCTTCACCCTGGGCAGCTTTCGTGAGCAATTGGGCTTCAAACCGCTTTGCTTCTCCCTGGGTGGGAAGCGTTTTCCTAATGCGCTTGCCATAGCGACCATCTGGCCATATATCGACCTTCCATCCACCTTTGACCTTTTTGATACTCATGCCGCTTTCCCTACCAATCGTCGTTCTATCAGCTTCTGCTCTACGATCTGCCTGAATTGTGCGGAGTCGACGCCTCGACGGCGGTAGTATTCGGCGAGATCTTCCCACATGCCGGAGCGCTGGAGATAACGAACGGCTTCATGGGTGCGGAAGCCCTGACGGGCGTAGATGCTGATCAGGTTGCCAAACGCCAGGGTGACGTTCTTCTCATTGCCTAAGCCAGGTGTTTTTCGAGCGCGTTTGTACATGAACGCAGGCTCATGGCAGTAGAAGCGGGCGTCTTCCTGCATAAGTTGCCAAGTAGGGTCGATAAGGTCGCGGCTGTGGTTGAGGCGGTATGACTGCATGGCAGTACGCCAGAGGCCGGAGAGGTGCGGTACTACGTCAATGAAGCGGTTGAAGCCGTGGGAGGCGTCCAGCACTTCGCCGGTATCGACGTTGCAGGGTATGCCCATCGCGAACTCACGAAGCACCGATTGATGGAAACGCAGCTCGATACGCCAGACGGTTTTTTCAGGATCGTAGGCGGCGCTGAGATCATCATTTACGGCGTGTTTCCAGATGCCTTCCCAGAAGTGCATTTTGTCGCGGTGTTTGGCTTCCAGCGTCTTGTTGTAAATCGAGCATTGGAGCGCTCCAGCGGTACCAAACATATAGGTTTCACCACGGCCATAGGTGGTGGCAATGGTGTTGTGGGCAAACTCCAGCTCTTCAATGCCATCGATGCGCATTATCTTTTTAGAACGGGTCACAAAGCGCTGCATGAAGTCTTTGGGAGGCTCCCAGCCTTGTACGTCTAGCGCGAGGTGGATGGCACAGCCGACCGGTTCCACGTAGGCGAGCATATGCGCTGCGATGTTGTACATGAAGTCTTGGCACTCTTGGGGGCTGCGCTCCTGGATGAAGTGGGGGGAGAGTTCTATTTTTAGGTGGGTACCGATGTTCTCTACCTTGGTATGCCGTGCCTGGAAGAACACTATGATGCCTAGCTCGTTATTTTGGAGACGATAGCGGAAGCCTGAACCGGCTGCGCCGGCCCCTACCGACCATGTGACGTCGAACAGTTCCATGGTGGCACCGTGGCCTTCGTTGTAGACCCTTATAATTTGATCAAACTGGTATAAGCAGGGTTTGCCTTGATAGAGCTGACGAACGGTGTCCACGCCAGCATTCAGCAGTTTGATATCCCCTAGCTCTTTTTGGCCCTTCTGGGAAATGAACAAGGAGCCCCGTGCATCCTGTTCACCCTTGATCAATGAGTCTTGTGAATAGCGTTCCCAACGTTTCATTTTTCAAATGTTCCTTACTGTCAGGTAATGGCAGGTTTTCGACTGTTTCACCGTTATTCTGCGAGACGTGTTACAGGGAGGGTCTCGACCTGCTGCCGCCAGCCCGTCACCCCGTGCTGCGCAGGTAGTAACGGGCTGGCGGCAGCAGGTGCTTGGGTATTCACGCGCTTGGCGTCATAACGGGGTAATACCGTCGCTTGGAGCAAGACATGCAGGTTGGTGCGCTGGTTGGAGGTGGATTCGTTTTGGAATAAGCGACCGGCAACGGGGATGCTGGAGAGGCCAGGAACGCCGGAGACCTGGGTACGGTCATCCTGGGACGATAGGCCGCCTAACAGAAGGGTTTGGCCGGAGCGGATCTGTACGGTGGTGTTGATTTGGCGCTGGTTGGTGATGATGTCGGAGGCGATCAGTGAACCCGTGAGCGAGTCGGCGGAGGTGGTGATATCCATGATGACTAAGCCGGACGCGGTGACCACCGGCAGCACGTTTAAACGGATGCCCACATCACGGCGTTCGATAGTCTGGAAGGGGCTGTTAACGTCTGCTGATTCGCCGGTGACGCGACCGGTGACAAAGGGCACATTCTGGCCAATGGAGATCGTGCCCCGTTTGCCGGAGAGGGTGAGAATTTGCGGTGTGGATAACACGTTGGAGCTTGAGTCGCGCTGTAAGGCGTTGATGGCAAACGCGAGTACATCCCCGTCGAAGATCCCGAAGGTGCCGCCGGAGGAGGCTAACGAGGTGCCGAGGTTGGCGGTGTTGAAGCCACCGGCGACACCGCTACCGGTTGACCTGCCCAGCGAGACGCCTAGATCGAAGGTATCCCCGTCGGTGGTTTCAAAGATCACCGCCTGGATAAGGAGTTGAGGGTGGGCGACGTCCACTTGGGGGAGTAGCTCCTGCAGCTGTGAAAGCTGCTTTTCTGGGCCCTTGGCCAAAATGGCATTGGAGGCATGGAGTACCTGCACACGGGACAGGGTAGTGCCGTCTTGGGCGTTCTGGGTCAGAAAGGTGGTGACCAGCGGGGCGATATCGTCCGCACGCACGTTGTTAAACGAGAACAGGTGTGTGGCCTGCGGTACAGGCGGCGGGGTGAGCGTGGGCGCGTTGGCGATCGCGGCGGCGGGATCGAGTGGTTCGGCTGGTTGAGCAAAAACGCCTGGTGTTTTTGGAGTGGTTGATTGGCTGGCCGGGGCAACAGTCGGCGGGTTGCCAGGCAGGATGGTGTAGCCGTGGGAACTCAACACGCCTTGAAAGAACTCATCCAACTGGTGATCAGGCACATCGGGGGCGTACACCGTGAGCGTGCCGGTGGCCGTGGGGTGAATCGCCAACGGGGTACCGGTTTGCTCAACGTACCAGCGCACGAAGTCGCGGATATCGGTGTCTTGCATCTGGATCGGGGTGGCGTGGGCGCTGGTGGCGATGACGGTAGCCAGGGCGAACGACGCGGCGGTTTTAACAGCGAATTTCAGCATGGGTGACTCCATTTTCTACGCGAACTAGACAGGCGCTCACAGGGACGATGCCAAAGCCTTGGCGGGCGAGATCGTCGGTAGTGAGGGACTGGCGGTCGCTATCAATGAGGCGGTAAGTGGTGCGGTCGCCAAACTGGCTAAAGCTGGCGATGCGGGTGGTGCTAAAGTCGGGCAGTTCTTGCGGTGCCGCGGGGGGCGTGTCGTCTTGTGATCGAGCATTCACGCGGTCGGCGACGAGTACCGACAGGGTGATAAAGCAGCCCAGCACAAAGGAGGCCAGAGAGAGCAACGGGCGGTTAAAGCGTTTCCAGTAGATACGGGTCATTTTCATGTAGAACCTCGCGTCATGAGGCACACGAAGCCTGCCGTGGGTGAACCAGGGCGGCAGCACGGAGTAAGTGCCATGGGGGTAGTGGTCAGAGAAGGCTTGCTTGGTGTCGTAAGCGGGGTAGAGGGCGCGGCCGGTGTACGTCCAGCGTTCAACCACCATGGAGGTGGGGGAATCACCGTATTTGACGATGCCTAGATGCACTTTTGGCAAGGGCATCTTGGAACCGACAAAGAGGGAGTAAATCGCGCCGACAAAGGGCACGGAGACACGATCCAGGCGACGGCAGTAAACGACGTGTTCAGCGAGGGCGACGCGGGCCTGCTTGTCCATGATCGACAAGTCTTGGATCAGGAAAATAATGTCCCAGCCCAGTTTTCTAGCGTGCAAAAACCAGTTGATCACGTCCTGACGGCTTTTATCGTTCCAGGAGCGGGCGTTAAACCAGGTGCCGCATTCATCCAGCACCAACAGGCCATTTTTGCTTTCGTCGTAATCGTCGGTACCGGTGCCGATGGACTCCAGGTCGGCAAGGACGGGTTTATCAGGGATGCGGTAGCAGCGGGTCTGTTTGGCTTTTTCGCCAATCAGCTTATCCAGGTTCAGATCCAGATTGGTGGCGACCTTGCACCCCTGGTTTAGCTTGTCCTTGATCTTCCCTACGGCGACGAGGGTTTTACCGGCGCCTAGCTTGCCGGTGACGACGTAAACGGCCATTACACATCGCTCCCCATGTGTAAGACGCGATCTTTAATGTGGAAGGTATAAACAATGAACTTGGCCAACAGAATGGTCGTGACACAGGCATAAAAGTTATCGGGCATGACACGGGTGATACCATCGGCCAGCATGGGGGGCATGGACACAATGAGGGAATTACCCAGCAATTTAATGCCGTTGATCATGGCGGTTAAAATGCCAAAAAAGATGCCGAGCTTTATAGTGAAAATGCCTAGCTTGGCAACTTTAAGCCACAAGTAAGCACGGACAAATAAGCCGCCGAAGTGGGTCAATAACTCGGTAAGCAAGATCCCGAAGCGACTTAAGAGAAGGCGAAGTAATGCGGCCATGGTGAGAACTCCTATTGACTCTTACGAGCATCCATCGGGATGGAAATAAGCTGATAGGCGGTAAAGAAGAACAGCACCCATGAAAGCGCTGCCTTCAACAAATTGAAGCCTTCACAATCAATAGTGAATGAGCGTTCACCCGCGCCGAAGGTGAGCGGGGTACAACCGCCGGTAGGTAGGCTGGGAAGAAAGGAGGTAACGAAGTCGCGTAGGGGTTCAAGCGCCCCATCAATAATGCCACCGCCCTCAAAAATGCCTTCAAATTCGTCGTAAATGGCGGTGTTTGATTGATCGGCCCCTTGCTCAAGGGATTCCATTACATCATCGGCAACGCCTTCACCGTCGATCATGCCAGCGGTTTCAGAATCACCTGGCATGCCGTTTGGGTTAAGTGCCCCGTCGATCTTGTTATCAAAGCGATCCGCGAGACTGTCAACCAAGCCTTCAAAGAAGCCTTCTTGGTCACCTTCACCATCACCTTCCCCCTCGTCAGCACCAAGGCTGTTAATCGCATCGACAATGGACGTGCCGAGGGCATCCAGGGAGCCGCTTAAAGAACCGGTCTGGTCATCAATGGCCGTGGTGAGGTCGTTGGTCTGATCGTCAAGTGAGCTTGTCAGGCTATGGGTTTGATTGTTTAACGTGCTGTTGAGCGCATTGGTCTGGGTAGTGGTAGCGTTATTTAAGCTGTTGGTCTGGTCACTAATTGCGCCGGTTACATCGTTGGAGAGCGCATTGATCGCGTTACGGTTGGAACGGCCAGCGGTTCCGATAGCCTCAATGATGCCGGATTCATCAAACTCGAAATCTGGCACGGTTGACCCGCCATCGGAGCCACCGCCACCGTTATCGCCGCCTGGGTCAGTGGGGTCGGTAGGATCGCCACCACCATTGTCACCGCCGGAGCCACCACCACTAGACGGCTTGGAGTAAGTGGTTCCATTGGAATCGACATAGGAGAAATAGTCGGGAGCAGAGTCCCAATCGACTAAATAAGAGGTATCGCCAATGGTGACGCAGCTAGACGGATCAGAGCAGTTGCCAGGGAGAGGCTCTAGATAGTCAGGGGTATTAAAATCGATGACAGAAAAGGTACCATCAGAAGATGAATCCAAGCCTCCAGTAATATGTTCACCATACATACCGTATTCATTAGTTGATGAAGACTCAATATCAATAATGCAACTTAGACTTTCACCAGATCCAGTACAGCCAGAAACACCGCCAGGGCTTGAAACAGTACAAGCACCGTTATGCGATTTTACAGAACCACCTGCTTGTAAATAATTATAAGTATCATGATTGCTGGTGGTGAAAGTATCACCATTTTCAGATTGGCACTCTTCATCAGTCATTTTAGGTATAGATCTTGGGTTTTGACTAATGTAATCAAACGCCTCCTGGGTAACACAAACTTTAGGATTATTAGATGGGCAAGTAACTGGAGTAGCTTGAACAGAATAAATGTGTCTAGAACCACCACCAGAGTTCTTAAAAGCTTCAACAGAGCATGCAAAACTATCAGATATATATTTTAAGGATGGAGAACGACCAGAAAAAACAGAAGTGCAAGCAGCAGAAGGGGAGTTGTGAAAAGTATTGTTCATGCTTCTAAAAGACATGTAATTGGCAATAGCATTAATAGAAAACACCATTAAAAAAGGCGTTAATAAGACGGGTAAAACGGCTTTTTTAATCATGTTCCCCTCGCTATATAAAAAGGGGCGTTTCCGCCCCTTGGTTGATCCCTGTTAAAGCGGTATTAAGTGGCCTTGTTGGCAAATTTCTTAAACAGGCCAATAGCGAGCAGTGAACCGACCACCCCTACCACGACCGGCCATGCGTAACCCGCCATGTCAGAGGCTTGTGATTGAAGTTCATTGAACGCCGCTTCTGCGCCGGTGGGTGCCGTTTGTGCGTGAGCAACTGCCGAGCCCATGAGTAGAGCAGCACCGCCAGCGACTTTGCCGCGTGTAGTGGTAGCGGCGTGTTTTACGTGGTGTACGATGTTGTTAAGGGTCATGAGACAGACTCCATAAAACGTTTGTAGATCAAGATTGAATGTCCAAACACCCAACCGAGGGCGTAGGACGCGAAAAGGGAGCCAACCACAAACGTGATGCTGATATCGTTCATCGTTGGCCCCCATTTATCGCGCCGATCCCGAACGCAAGTACGAGACCGACGCAATAAACCAGGAGCCACAGACCGCTAATTTCTGTTGTGTCCATGGCTCAGAATCCTATTTTTTGTCGCTGGCGGTAGCTTGCTGCTGGCTACCGGTGGCGTTGGGTTTGCGGGCGGCGATGACGTGAAGCACGGTTTTGCCACCGGCAGCCGCGGAGGAGGTGCGGAGTTCGATTTCCAGCTCCATGGCACAGGGCATGTGCGGGGCAGCGGCGTGGAGCTGGTCGAAAATGTCATAGGGCGCTGTCATGACGCTGACCTGATTGCCGATAGCGTTTTCGTTCTCAGCAGAGGCTGCTTGCATGATGGAAATTTTGGCGCCCTGGACGCCGTTATCCATTTTGTAGCGAGAGGCACCGATAACGTGGGCTTGAATAGTGTTGATCATGGTGGTGGTTCCTTTTCGTTAGCGTTAGGTTCTGGCGGCTTGGGTTAGGCAGTAGTCCGCGAGAATGGATAGCTCAGTGGTTTCAGGTGTAACGCCGTTTTGTACCAGCGCCAGGTATTCCGCCTGGGCGTAGTAGGTGGCGGCGCGTGCATAGTCCCGGCCGTGGAGGCACCGCTGGCCCCGCTCCCTCAGAGCTCGGGAATCGAGGCAGGGGGATCCCCCTTCCCGCCCTCCGTTTGCCCTTCGGTCTTTCTGCACGGCAGCCAACATCGGCCAGCCGGTCAACCCCTGTTTAAACCCCACAAACAGGGGTTGACAGTCTGTCCGCTGCTGGCTAAGGACGCCGTGCGACCGAAGGGCGACGGATGACGGGCAGGGGGACATAGATCAAGCCTCGTTGGCACTGGGAGCGGGGGAGGCGGCACGGGAAAGGGCTTCCAGCGGTGCTTTGTCGCCGCTCTCCAGTTGGGCAAGGCCGTACTCAATCAGCCGTTCTGATAAGGCCGAGGAGGTCAGGCCGTTGGTGCCCGCCTGGATCAAGTGGCGGCTGTGGGTTTCCGGATCGAGAAAGACGCGGATCGGCTGTTTTTTACTCATGTGGATAACTCCAAAAGGGCTAAAGGCCGTTGTGGATAACGGTAGGCGCGTTAGCCGTGGGGGTGTGGATAGATGCGCCGGTACAACAATCACCGATGAGCAAGGGGAGGCGTCGGTAGATGTAGAGGCGCGGTCGATGGCCTGGGCGAGGCCGTAGTGCTTGGCGAGGTAGTCGAGAGCGTGCTGGTAGTGCTTGAAAACGATGCTGTAACGAAGGCAATCGTCAATGGCGACCATACGTGTGATGGTGGCGTCGTCCAGGTCGAGGGCGAGCATGTGCGTCGCTGGGACGTTGATGAAGCTGAAACCGCCATCTTCAAAATCTTTGGCAATGTGCTGGTGAAGCAACACCATGCCAGGAGCGCGCTGGTCGTCCATCAAGAGCTCTTGAACGTTGATAGTGAAGGTATCGGTGTCTAGGAGTGCGTTAGGGGCATCTAAGGCCACAACGGGAGCTTGGGCGGCTATAGCGATCATGACCATTCCTCCGCGTTGAGACATTGGGCGTTGAGGAGGGCCACGTTAATCATGCGGTAACGACCAACCTTGATGGTGGGGAGGTAGCCGCGGCGGATGTGGCCTTGAAGGACACCTTCATCTAGGCCAGAGAGCTGCGAGAAGCGTTCGATGGTCATCGTTGGCACTGTGGCCGGAACCTGGGGCGCGTTACTCGTTTCCATGTGTCATTACCTGCACTGTAATGGGCTGTGATAGTCTTTGAATTAGAGTTCGACTTTTTGAAAATTTGGTGTATCTCATATGGAACACCATGTCTCAAATGGAATATAGCCCATATGGACAATACGTCAACCCCCATTGGGGAAAAAATTCGTGAAGTACGCGAAGTCCAGGGATTAGGAAGACAAGCGTTTTGCGATATGACAGGGGTTCCAAAGCAAACGCTGATAAATGTAGAAAACGGAAGGAATGAGCCTTCATTCAAAGTAATGAAGAAAATTGTTGATGCGTTTCCTCAGTACACGATGTGGTTAATGCATGAGCAGGTGATCGAAGAAGCAGGTCAAATCAGCCCACAAATAGAAAAAGCTCGTGCTGACCTCAAGAAAACGGGAACGGATACCAACTAGCAAAAAGGGTTGTTGATAAATGGTTCCAGGGGGGAAGGCATTGTGGATAAAGGGGCTGGGATCATGTCAAATGAAGCAAGAGAAGCTTTTCAAGAAATAATTAAGTTTGCATTGATTATGAGCATCTTTTCTGTTGTTTTTATTGTAATTCAAGCAAAAATAAGAAAATTGTTAAAAGGGAAGCGTAAATGAATATGAAAGATCTTTTTCC